TAACTGGGAGGAAGGCGACGAGTCAATGGAGAAGCTCGATTGGATAACGGAGTATAAGTTTATCCCTTGGCGCGGTGCTTACGCTATTGGCTTGCCTCACCTAATTGGTGGACTTACTGCCGCCTTAACGGGAACTTTACGGGCTTTATTGGATTCAGCGCACATTAATAACGCCGCAACGATGTTAAAGCTCAAGGGCGCTAAGATATCGGGACAGAGCCAGACTGTGGAAGTAACGCAGATTACGGAGATTGAGGGAGCGCCCGGTGTAAACGACGTTAGAGCTTTGGCAATGCCCATGCCTTTCAATCCTCCTAGCCAAGTATTGTTCACGTTATTAGGTTGGCTAACAAGCGCCGCCAAGGGTGTTGTAACGACGACAGAAGAGAAGATAGCCGATGTTAATGCTAATGCCCCAGTAGGCACTACGCAGGCTCTAATTGAGCAAGGCGCGGCTGTATTTAGCGCTATTCACGCTCGATTGCATGACTCTCAACGTCGAATGCTAATGATTCTGCAACGGATTAACCGTTGGTATTTGGACGATCAGAAAAAAAATTACATTGTTGAGGATTTAGGGGTCAAAAAGGACGATTTTAGAAGAAATGGGGACGTTTTGCCTGTTTCTGACCCTCATATATTCTCTGAAACACAGAGAATGGCTCAAATGCAGGCTGTTTTTGCAATGATGAAGGATAATCCTCAGCTTTTTGATGCTAGAGCCGTCATTTCAAGGGCTTTAAAGCAGATGAAAGTGCCAAATATTGCTGAATTGATGCCTGAATACTCTAAACCTATGGAATTAAACGCGGCAGATGAGAACGCTTCAATGACAATGGGCAGACAAGCTACCGCATATCCCAGACAAGACCACATAGCGCACATAAAAACACACTTACTTTACGCAAATGACCCTGTTTTGGGTGGAAATCCTATCATAGCGCCATCGTTTATACCTGCTGTGCTAGAGCATTTAAAACAACACTTAAGCCTTTACTATTCTGACGTAGTCAAACACTACAGCACAGTGCCTGTAAACCAACATAAGATCAAATACGAAGACAACAAGCTTGCTCCTGAGATTGACCGTCTTATTGCGGTAGCGTCTCAGCACGTAGCCTTAGATACTCAAAAGTCATTGGGTTCTATTGTGCCGATGATTCAGAAGCTACAACAAGTTATGAAAGGGTTTCAAGGACAGCCTCCGATGGATGGAGAGGCTCAGGCAGTGCTACAGGCTTCTATGGCTGAAACACAACGTAGGGCGACAAGAGACAAGGCAGATATTCAGATTAAGCAGGCTCAGATGGCTCAAGACATTCAAGAGCAACAACGTAAAGAGCAGTTTGAGGCCGCGATGAATACTGAAAACAATCTGACGGACGAGAGAATGAAAACTCTTGGACTGACGGTAGAAGCCGCGAGGCTTAAGCACGAACAGAGTCAGACAGCAACTGACCTGCAAAATGTATTACAACGTAACTTAAAAGGAGAACAGCAATGAGCGATAAAGAGCAAGAAAGCGTATGTGTTCCTCAGCACAAGCGTATAGCAATGGGCGTTCCGCTGACTGGATCCAAGAAACAAGAACCCGTTAAGGAGAAAGTCGTTATCGAACACAAAAACAAATAATGCTTTATCAAGAAGACTTTATAGGTGCTATCAAGATGCGGCAGGGCGAAATATCCCTATCACTTGCCACTGGACAAGCGGCGGATTACGTGACGTATCAAAGATTGGTAGGCCAATACGCGGGGCTTGCAGAAGCCTTAAACATATTGAATAACTTATTGAAGGAAGATGAACATGACTGATCCGGTAGCTTTTAACGAAGCTGATTTAGCAGAGGCTTTTCCTGCTGTAGACCCCGGTGCCACCCCCCTAGGGGGACGAGTGCTTGTGCAATTACGAGCCGTAGAGAAAGAAAGAAAGCATAGTGGGATTATCTTAGTTGAAGAGACGACTGACCAAGCAAAGTGGCAAAACATGGTAGCTAAAGTCTTGGTTAACGGCCCCTTAGCGTTCAAGAAACGGGATTCAATGGAATCGTGGCCAGAAGGCTCGTGGTGTGAGCCGGGTGACTACATCCGAGTCCCCAAATGGGGTGGAGACAGATGGTATGTTCCATACGGCGAAAAAGGCAAAGCCCTGTTTATGATTCTTAACGATCACGAGATTATTGCCAAGCTAACTGGTGACCCTCTCACGATGGATACCCCACTATAAGGATAGATCATGGATGAAAAAGTAGAAGTTCCCGCAGAAGATGATTTGGTAGTATCCGAATCTGCTGACGGCACTGTTGTGGTTGAGGGCGTAGATTCGTCCGAGCCAGAACAAAAAGCAGACGGAGGCCAAGTAGAAGATGATGGTGGAGAAGACCATCCTGACGATACAGAAGCCATTCGAGCCTCTAGGCGTGAAAAGCGCAAGCTTAAGAAGCAGTATCACCGCCAACAGCAACATGAAAAAGACATCAAATACAATCAATTACTTAAGCAAAATCAAGAGCTTACGCAAAGATTGTCTTTGGTAGAACAGAAAACTCATGGAACTGAGATAGCAAGAATTGACAAAGCCATTGAAGATCAGGAAATGAAAATTCAATGGGCTAAGATGAAGATGAGTGAAGCCACTTCTAGCCAAGACGGAAATGCTATGGCAGAAGCGCAGGAGGTATGGTTTGAGGCACGACGGGCATCAGAGGCGTTGTCTAATTTAAAGAAACAGTCTACTACCCCTAGACCCCAAGCTAACCTTCCAGACCCTACGATGCAACGGTTAGCCGCTAACTGGATGGAGAAGAACCCTTGGTATGACCCTAGCAATAAGGACGAGGATTCTGAGATAGCTTTGACGGTTGATAAGCGTATGGCTAAAGAGGGTTGGGATCCAAGATCACCAGAATATTGGGAAGAACTTGACAATCGCTTGCAAAACAGGTTACCTCATCGTTATAATGAGACATCAGAGTCTAATTATGTTAGGAAACCTAGAAGTGTAGTAACGGGATCTGGACGAGAGAGTGTGTCACAGCATGGAGGCAAGGTATCGGTTACGTTACCTGCCGAATATGTGAAAAACTTGAAGGATGCGGGAATGTGGGATAACCCAGCAACCAGAAAGAAGATGATTAATTCTTACGTCGCACAACTTAAAACTAATAGGAGCTAACATAATGGATCAAAGATTAAAGAAGTCCCTCTCGGCAGGTGGGCGTGAGAACCGCGCTATTCTTGATGAAAATCGAGAGTCACCAGAGAGTCAGTTTGCTTCATCCGATGAACGTCGCAAGATGTGGAAAGATGAGTGGCAACAAAGTGCGCTCCCAACCTTACCTAGTATTCCGGGTTGGCATCTTTGTTGGTTATCGACAACGAATGCGTACGACAGCATTGATAAGCGAATCAGATTAGGTTATGTCCCTGTAACTCCAGAGGAACAACCCGGTTTTGATAATTATCGCGTAAAGGCTGGCGAACACGTTGGTTTTATCGCTTGTAATGAAATGTTGTTATATAAGATTCCGATGGATATGTATCAAGACATTATGGCTTATATGCACCATGAAGCACCGCTTGAAGAGGCACAAAAAATCCGTATTCAAGCAGAATCATTACAGGGTCACGATAGCAATGGCAAGCGCCTAGGGTCGGTAGAAGGCGAAGGTATTGAGCAAATTGCAAAACCGAAACCTGCGCCCGTCTTTTACGGGTAATTTTTAGGAGCTTATAATATGAGTGCTACCTCTGCTCCCTTCGGATTGCGGCCTGCGTTCCACCCAACTGGTCTGGATCGTGCGTCTGCTTTAGCCGGAGGAATTGCTAGTGGTTATGGATCGGATATCCTCAAGGGTCAACCCGTTACTTTAACTTCTAGCGGAACTTTAAACATCTCTACTACTAGTGGAGCTATCCAAGGTGCTTTTGCAGGTTGTGAGTGGACAGATACCACTGGCCGCCGTCGCATAAGTAACTATTGGCCTAACGGCACTACATACCAAACTGGTTCATGCGTAGCTTATTGGTACAGTGAACCTAACATTGTGTATGAAGTGCAAGCCGATGGATCTATTGCTCAAACTGCTATTGGCGATCAGGCAAATATGTCTAATGTCACTAACGGTAGCAACGTAACTGGTCTGTCACAAGCTACATTGTCTTCTAGTTTGGCTGGTGCTTCTAACACTGCTCAATTCAAGATTGTCAATATAGCCCCGTACCCCGGCAATGCTTGGGGAGATGCGTACACTATTGTACAAGTACAACTCAACCAGTCGCAGTATCAAGCGTCTGTAGTTGCATTCTAAAGGAGAAGCTAAATGGCCGCCCCAATGCGAAGTACTGACTTTCGGAGCATCGTTGAGCCTATCCTTAACGAGTGTTTCGACGGAGTTTATGACCAACGAGCCGATGAATGGTCGCGTGTTTTCCGCGAACAGAACGGCATTCCACGTAACTACCACGAAGAACCTGTGCTCTACGGTTTTGGTGCGGCTCCTCAGTTGCCTGACGGCACTCCGGTTACGTATCAACAAGGTGGTGTATTGTTCCTCAAGCGCTATGTTTACAACGTATATGGCTTAGCCTTTGCGTTGACCAAAGTGCTAGTTGAGGACGGTGACCATATCCGTATTGGACAAGTTTACGCTAAGCATTTGGCTCAATCACTGATTGAAACCAAAGAACTGCTTTCCGCTAACGTGTTAAACAATGCGTTCAACAGTGCGTATCCCGGTGGTGATGGTGTAGCGTTAAACTCTACTGCACACCCGATTGTTAACGGAACATTCAGCAACTTGCTGTCTACTTCTGCTAACTTGTCGCAAACTTCGTTAGAACAAATGTTGATCCAAGTGCGTCAAGCTGTTGACAACAACCAAAAGAAAATTCGTTTGGTTCCGCGTCAACTGATTGTAGCTCCGGGCAACGTGTTCCAAGCTGAAGTTCTGTTGAAATCAGTGTTACGTACTGGCACCGCAAACAACGACTTGAACCCGATTAAATCAATCGGTCTTCTAGACGAAGGCGCGGCTGTCATTTCTCGTCTTACCAACGCTTCGGCTTGGTGGGTACAGACCGATGCACCAGAGGGTATGAAACTGATGATGCGTCGTGCTTTAGAGAAAACCATGGAAGGCGATTTTGAGACTGACTCTATGCGTTATAAGGCTACTGAGCGTTATGACGTTGGATTCACCGATCCTCGCGCCGTGTTTGGTACGCCGGGTATCTAAGCGATACAAGGGAGGGTAGACAACTACTCTCCCTTTTTTAAATATTTGTCTAAACTTTTCAAGGAGAAAAGACAATGCCCCAATTTTCAGATGACCTATTTTTAGGCCCAGCCCAAACCTTTATGGGTACTGGTCTTAACCAGTCCGAATCCGTCTTCACTGGTTCTATTGCCACAACAACTCTGACCGTAACTGCTATGCAGTCAGGTGACCCAATTCAATTAGGTCAATACATAAGCGGCACTAGCGTAACCGCTGGCTCTTACATTACCGCATTTGTAAGCGGATCAGGTGGAGTTGGCACTTATACTGTGAGCGCTTCTTCAACTGCAAGTTCCACCACTATTTATGCATCTGGAGATGCTTATTTAGGTGATCCTTCGCCAATGGATCTTGGTGTTGGCCCATTAGGTCGTGTTTATGTATGGGATGCAATTCCACAGACATTGCAAACCGCTAACATTGCCGCTTCGCAAACTGCATCAGCCGCAGGTAATTTAACTTTGACTGCAGGAACTTCTGCTAAATCTGTAATTAATACTTCTGGTGTAACTGTTATTCAGTTAAATTCGCCTCGTGCATTGCAAGTTAATTGCTCTACGACTGCTCGTGCATTCACGATTAGTGGTTATGATTATTATGGTCAACCTATGACTGAATTGATTACTGTTGCCGTTGCAGGCACAGCAGTTAGTGGTAAAAAAGCTTTCTATCAAATTGCTAGCGTATCAATTGCAGGTTCAGCAACTGCTTGCACTGTAGGAACTACGGATATTTTTGGATTGCCAGTGCGTTGTTATGACGCAGGTTATATTGTTAAGGTAGGTTGGAATAATACCTTGTTACAAAATGCAGGCACTTTTGTAGCCGCTGACATGACCAATCCTGCAACCTCTACTACTGGTGATGTACGTGGAACCTTCACACCATCTACGGCTTCTGACGGAATTAAGCGTTTGGTTATGACGATTGCTGTTCCTGCAATTGCTTGTGGCCCGAATGCTACGCGCGTTGGTGCCCTTGGCGTAACGCAATACTAAAGGAGAGCGACATGGGTCAATTCAAACCAATGATTAAGATGGAGACTACTGAGCCTTCAGTTATTTTGAAGCTCAAAAAAGGTGGTCATGTTAACAAAAAAGCCTCTAGTAAAGCAGAGCATGGGCATACTCCCATGCACAAGCTTGATGGTGGTGTAATGAATGCTTTGTCTAGAACGCCTGCTTTGGTGGGTCGTCCTGCGGTAAACGCTCCTGTAGCTGTGCCGCGTCGCCCGTCAATGGCCGCACGTCGTATGGCTATGATGGGCAAACCCCACATGGCTCCTCAAATGCCTCCTCAAATGCCTTCTCAAATGCCTCCCCAAGCTATGCCTACCCCAATGATGAAGAAGGGCGGTAAAGCTAAGGGTCACAAAGAAGGTGGCGACATTGCCCAAGACAAGGCAATGATTAAAAAAGCTATGAAACAGCATGATATGCAAGAGCATAAAGGTGGCAAAGGAACGCACCTAATGCTCAAAGGTGGTGGCAAAGCTAGCGGAAAAACTATTGATCGTTTCGAAACTTCTACAACGATAGAAGGAAACGAAGGTAAGTTTAAAAATACCGAAATGCATGATGATGATAAAAAAGACCGCAAACATGGAACGGGTGAAGTGAAGGAAGGAAAGCCCGGTGGTTACAAGCATGGTGGTATGGCAACTGGTGGCGTTAGCATGAGTAACGCAGGCGGTTACCGTAAAGGCGGTAAAATTCATCACAAAAAACATGGTGGCGC